GCTCTCGGCAGAAGAACCTTGGTGAACCTAATTCACCTGTCTTTTGATACTGTACCATCTCATGTAGAGGGATGCGGACTAATGCGTTACCATCGTAATACAACTCGATTATCTCAAGTAGATCAGCTGGCATTGTTACTTTTGAAGTCCCTGCATCTGATGCTACATTGTAATCGTTTTGTTTTTCCATTGCTGGGACACGTAGTTGTCTCTGTATTCTAGTGATTGCTTGATCAATGAAGGTGTCAGCCAAAGCATTCGAACAGTCACTACGATTTAGAAGAGCAATAAAGTGTGCTCGGATTTCACCTTTGTTCATTTTAAATCCTCTTATTGGTTGTAAGGAACATGTCTAAGTCCTCGTTCTTTAGTTTACGGACAATCTCTGAACCTTTGGCTTCCCAGATATTGAATCCTTCTCGCATCCACTTCTCGACAACGGCTGTCGGTATGGAGGCTACTCTCATCATCTCACCTGTAGGCTTCGAACTATTGTTTCGAGCGTCTTTCAGATCATCTAAGAATGACTGTGAGATGTGCTGTGTATGCTTTTGTAATAATTGACCATGCTCTTGCATAAAGTCAGTTTCATTTTGTAATAATGTTGGCTGTGTTTTGTTAGTCATTTTGCTACCCTTAAAACGTAAAAAGGCCACCCACGGACAACAGTAAGGAGAGCAAAACCTGTGTGTCTGTGGGTGGCCTAGTAAAGACCTATTAGTGGTCTATTAGAAACTTATGATAAGCCTGTGATCTTCACAGAGTCAGCAAAGTTGGTATGTTTGCAAGAAACCTCGCCCACGATATGATGTCGATCTGAGTCGCCATTTTTCGCTAGAAGTGTTCTTGTGAATGGACGCAACGTACATGTTTTGAACATTGTTGGGTCTATTAGTAGTGCGTGAGTTGTCTTTAACTCGCGGTTCAATACTACTCTGTATTCGCCGTAAGGGCTCACATATAGATCAATCGCATTGACCAATGTTTTGCCTTGTGAGATTTCACGATTACGACCAGATGCCGCTGAGAAACCAGCTACGATTTGTGCGTCTGCTGGCTTGATCATGAATGTGTCAACATCAGAACCATTGTCGTATGCTGTTTGACCAGCTAACAATAGTTTTGCTTCTGTTAAGGCATCTGTTGCGTTTGAACCAGCGTCTACAGCTGTAGACATTTGGTTAATGATAGAAGTCATCTTACGTGCTGTTGAAGCATTACCAGCAACTGCGGCTTGCTCAACGCCAACCATTGCACGTTCGTAGTCTTTTTTGATTTCTTTAAGTTTCTTAGCTAACTGATAAGCAGTTTCCTTTGCTCGACCATAAGTTGCCACGGCATCTGCTGTTGCACTTACTTGGAAGGCTTTAGAAAGTATCTGAGTATTCTGTGTTCTCTCAGTTGCATCTGTCAAAGTTAGCATACTTGCGTCTGCTCCTTCAACTGCCGCATTGACTGCTGAATCTGCTAATGAATCCTCAAGGAATGAGAAAGTTCTAGCTGATACTTTTTCGTCTTTGAACATTGCTAAACATGGAGTGCTAAACGGACTAATGTTAGCGATGATGTCTGAAACATCTTCTTTCTGACCCACTTGGGTATAGGTTGTATATGTTGCCATAATGTAATTTCCTTATTACAATTTTAGGATTAAGTTTAAGAAGATTTACTCTTCCCAGCGGCTCATTAATGCCTCTGCAATATCATCAAGGTCTTTAGCACCACTGAGCATATCCATTTGCTTCTGTTGATTAGCTTTCTGGATAGACTTTTTAGATGGTGGTGCTTTCTTGGAACTTAAAACCTTAGTCTTACCGCTTTTTGATTTCGTAAGTTTGGCCTTGGCTTTTTTGCTTTTGGCGGACTGTTTTGATTGATCATAGAGTCGTGCTTTGTTTATCAGCATGATGACTTGTGGGTCAGTGTACTGATCTACTTGGTCTTTGGGTAATCCTGATGCAACAGCGTACTCACGTATATTAGTATACAGTTCGTTACCCCAGTCAGGCAGTTGCTCCTGTAGAACCTTTACGCAATCTGCGGCGGCCTCTTTAGTTGCTTGCTGATGGTTTTGCTGTGCTTGGGATACAAGCTGACCACTTTCTTCCTGTAGGAATTTTAGGTCGTCTTCTGCTTGCTTCGCATCTTGGCGTAGTTGAGAGAATGTTTCTGCATCCATCTCGCGTGACGCTACTAACATGTCTATGTCAGCATAAGGTTTATACCTAGCTTCTGCGCGTTCCATTAACTTTTGATATGACATATGCGTTTGTGCCAGTTGTTCTTCTGACTGTTTGCGCTGGTTAGCCAAATCTTGAGACTTTTTGGTTAGAGATGCTTCTTGACCATAGAGCCGTTTCAAATCCTTTACAGATACCTTCTTAGACTCACCATTGACTGAGATGTCTACAACCTGATCGTCTGAAGCGGCTAGAGGTTCGTCGTCATCCTCTTCTGCGTCTTCATCTTCATCAGTTTCGTCATCGTCGTCTAGTTCATCTGTTTCGGGGTCATCAAGGTTATCTTCGCCTTCATCGTCCTCTTCATCGTCTAGTTCATCTTCAGTTACCTCTGTCTCTTCTAGGTCTTCGGATGTTGCATCTTCATCGACTTCAGATAAGGTTTCCCCGTCATCCCATCGTCCTAAGATTGCTTCTGCCGCATCATCAATATCTAATGCTTTTGGCTCAGAGTTTACATTTTGCTCGTTGTCATTCATGGAGCAGTCTCCTCTTGGCTGTTGTCGCCGTTCTGCTGTTCTACAATGCTGTCACGCACTTGAACTCGCTGTTTTAAAGTATCAACCACGTCAACTAATGCTCGATAGTGGTTGTAGGCATGTTCTCTTTTGTCCTTGTCGGAAGGCTCAGTGTTTACAAATGTTTGGAAGGTTCTTTCGACAAGTTCATTGATAACTGAGTTGAAGGCGGAACCATTAAGTATGGCTCCAGCTTCATCACCAGCCATCACAAGTTGCTCTTCTTGTGTAGACATGTAGTTCTCTCTTTTTGGTTAAGGTTGCTTATCCGTTAGGACTTGCGATTGCTCTGACATCATCAGCAGTTCTTGCGATCTCTAGTTCCTCTAAGTTCACGAACTCTTTGTGTTCAAACTCAGTCTCGTTGAGGTCTTGCTTGTCAGATTGTAGGGCAAATGCTTGTTGAGCCTTCATAGTGTCTAGCTCAAGTTTCATTTGACGCATTTGTGCATCAACTTGCACCTTCATCTCAGCGACAGCAGTTTGTCGTTCTTGAAGTTGCATTTGTTGCTGTGCCATCTGCATCTGCATCTCTGCATTTGGATCAGGTGGCGGTGGAGGTATCGACGCTGGGTCTGTTAGGAAGTCAGCAACATTCTTGATACCTGATTTATCTAATATTGATGCTAACATCTTGAACTTGTTCTCAGGAGAGTACATTTGTCCAAGAGTAGGATCGGCAGATAATAGTTGGTGGAACGAAAGGTGCTTTTGCACCAGTTGCTCCTGATCACCATAGCCCAAGTGGAACTCAACTTGTACGTCACGTTTATCAGCCCATTGCGAAGGGTTGACAGGGACATAACGTCCAGCTAACTCAACAATCTTCTCCTCAGACTCGTTCTCGACGACTAGTGAATAGACCATAGAGAATAGAGGCTTTAGGAAGTTGTTCGCAAAGTTACGCGCGATGATCTTCTGTCGCTGTTGGCTCATTGTTGCCAATTGCTCGACCATTGCCGCTGAGTTTTGTTTGCTTATAGCGTCTTTATTAAGACCTTGAGATAGGCGAGAGACACCAGAGGTATCTTCTTTATCCTCATCTAACATCTGAATAGTTTGGAATACAAACGGGTTCAAAGATGCTTGAGGCATAGGGGCAATTGCGTCAGGGCGTGATATATTCACGATACCACCGACACGATTGTCTATTAGTTCTCTTGGGTTCGTTAGGCCACCTTTAACCACAGTATATCGTGGGTTGTTAGTAACCATAGCGTGATCAAGAATGGATCGAGTTAAGACTGTACGTGCATTCTGTATGCCTAATAGTTTCTCGGCAAAGTTATTACCGTGGAAAGCATGTGGGATAGGCAGTGGTACGAATGCTACGAATGGTCGTCTGTTTACTATTTCTTTCTCTAGTAAAACATTAGATGCCTTAACAACCCTGTGTAATTCAGCGACACCAGTTGCCTCTACATCTAGCATTATGAATGCTTCGACTATTGTTATCTGGCGTGTCTGTCTTTGGTCGCCTTTGGAGTTGAAGCCTCTGTCAGCACCAATATCGTCATGTCGAGATAGTATCTCTGGATCATTGTCAAAGTCAGTATCTTCATTGTCACCTATTTTTGCTACAAGGTCTTCATCGTAGCCCATTTCAATAAGTTCAGATATAGACTTCTTAGTGCGGTGTGCACAGAAACTAACGTCATCTAATGACTTTGCTTGGGGTTCAATCAAGAACTCTTCTGGTGCAATAGCTTCTACTTTTACCTGTGATGTGTCACGGGTTACACGTAGCTCACCAGAGAACATACCAAACTCGTCTTCAGTTATCTCTTCGATCTCTACATTTTCTTCAGCTAGTAGTACGTCCAGTTCTTCCTCTGTAAGCCCTTCAACGTACTCCAGTGTGCTTTCGTCTTGCATACACCAGTAAACTTTAGCGATACCAGCACGAGCAATAAGACCATCGTGAATAACAGTCTGCATAGTTTCAAACAGGTTGTTTTGACGATGTAGAACATAGTCGGTGTACTCTGTGCAGACTTCAGCTGTTGGGACATCATCAGCGTTCTGTGGTGAGAACCTAAGTGACTTATTGCCTGTGCTGAATGTTTCTAACAAAGCCGCCTTCATGCTTTCTACAGCATCGTAAACGTCCTGACTTACATACTTACTGTTTCCATCATGCGCTGGGCGAGGGAGTTTAGCACTGTAGTAATCCATTACCTTACGGCGTTCTTTTGACAACTCACTGTCGTAGTATCCAATGGAGCGTCTTAGGTTAGTATCTACTATGGACACGATTTGATCGTCGTCGAGTTTTTTATAATCTTTATTTGATTTCATGTCTAAACCATCTCAATGTAATAATCGTCAACTGCGTCTATGGGTTCCCAAGCACCTTCATGGATATGATTGGCTAGGGCTAAACTCATTACACAGTCATCAAAGCATCCTGACTCTGCTTCCATGCCGCCGCTTTGTGTGACGATGTATGTTAGCATTTCCCGAATAGTGACTTTATCGTTTAGTTCGATCTTACCCTCTCGAACTGAGGCTCTGAGTTCATCAATGATCAGAGGTTTTGTCTTGGAAGTTGTAGTGAAACCTAACTTGATGGTTTCCTTATCTGTCAACTTGTCTACCTGTACTTCTGTGTAGAAATTAGGATAGGCCATGTCTTTTCCAAGCCTAGTACACGTTAGAATACCGTGACTATTGTTCTCTACGATTATGTAGGCAAAGTTAAAGAACTCTCCTAGTTTGTAGAGGACATTAGCAAAGTAGTCTGGATGAACTTGGGCACGATAGGTTGCCACCTGTCGTTTCTTGCTGTCGAGAACTTGGGCAACTGACCAGTCACCACCTCTGACACCCATAGCAACGTCTGCTCCTATAGTGTACTTTTCGCCAGCATCTAGTTTACGAAAGAGTGTTAGTTCTCCACGTACATTCTCTAGCCAGTCCTCACCTTCGAGTGCTAGACGACTTGTTACGTCTTTAGCATCGTGTAGGTTTTCTTGTAATGTCTCTGGGTTAAACACAGGACGCCCAGTGGTTAAGAAGGCCTGTTCTGGCTCCGCTGGATATTCTTGGTGGAATAGGTCGATGCCGTTCTGTGAAATCTTGCGTCTGCGGAACATTAGCTGTTCATTGTCTAACTCATATTTCTTAGATAAGTCCTCTTCCTCTGGAGTTATCTCAAAGTTCTCTGGTACAGCCTCACGATACTCTGGGTCTACATACCAAGGTATAAACACAGGGACATAGCCGTTAGAGCCATTCACTGCACCTTTCCATAGGTCATAGAATATACCAGAGACACCATTAGCTGTACTCTCTACGAATACGGCTGTGCCTTTCTTGTTAGGTACGGCTTGCGTCATACCATTCCAGTTCTCTAGGGCTGTGGACTTCTGCCAGAAGGCAAGTTCTGAGGCGTGTATGTGCGTAAGTGTTTCACCACGTCCAATACTCTCACCACCAGCTGTAGCAACCACATAAGAACTATCAAGAACGTCAAAGGTCAACTCTCTGCGAGATGAATACTTTGTGTGCGGCTTGAGTAGTTCTGGGCAGTTCTCATGGTAGCGTTTAGTCATGTCAAACAGTGCTCTTGTACTGTCAGAGTGGTGTGTAACCACCATTGCCTTACATGCTTTGCGCTGGGAAACATTAAAGTAAAGATAGCCGCCTACATACGTCGATAGACCCTGCTGTCTAGCCTTCAGAATTATGATGCGAACCTTGCCCTCAGTAGCCATCTGTTTATCTACAGCTTCTTGTAGGATAACTTGAGCTGGCTTTAGTTTGAGGGGCTTGATGTCTCCATCTTTGGTTCTGATCTTGAGTGCTGACTTAGAGTAGAAGTCAAATTCGTCATATAGTTTGCGGCGTACTTGTTTAAGTTTCGTTTCCATCGTCGGTTTGCTCTTCCTCTGTGTCACTTACTAAAAGCGACTCCAAGAAGGCTTCTGCTTTACCAACAGTGACTTCGCTCTTTGATACTGGTTTTGTCTTAGTAAAGTCTAAGACCATTCTTGCGGCTGTTAGTTTGTCTCGGTTCTGCGCTGGTTCACGCATGATCTCGACTGCGGTTTTAAGTGCTTCAACAGCGTACTCGTCATCAATATTGTTTTCTTTAGCCATGATAGCTACAATCCTTTCAGCGTCTTTCTGTGCCTGTTTTCGGATAGGAGTAATGGCTTCTAGTGTGTAGCCATCTGGAGTGCCTACTGGCCTTCCTCCATTCTTACGTTTTTTGGTTGACCACTGCTTGCGTAGTGCCCTTCCTTCCTCGGTTTGCATTAACTTTGTGAAGTAGTTGTTCTCTTTTGGAGTTGCCTTCTTTGGATACTTCAGTTCCTTCTTTGGCGACTTCTTTCTTGGTTCCTTGGGTGCTCCCATTGTGCTCTCCTAGTATGCTTGAGATTATAGAGTGTGTATTTGGACACTGCTTGCAAAACACTATGTCGATAAAGGAATACTTCATCTCCTTTAGTATCTGTGACTTTTGATCTTTGGTTAAAGACGATGCTTTTATAGTCTCTATAGCTTCTAGGTACGGCACTAGGTCATACGCTGTTTTTACTATCATATTGGCTCCTTGAAATAATAAAGCCCCATTACTGGGGCTGTATGTTGTTATGCTGATAAGATACCTTCTTGTGGACTGAGTATTCCTTCAGTTGGCTCTTCGTCCTCGCCACTTTCCTTTGCAACCATAGCTGAAACTATAGCTAATATTGTTGCGAAAGAACTTGAGTAGAACCTAATTTGCTTGTTGCCAGCTTTTTTAAATTCATCCCTGATGACTTTAGTTGTCTCAGGCATTAATTCTTTGGCAAGTTTTGGATTGAACATATAGACCCACACTGGATCAACAGCGGCCTCTGCAAAGTTCATGGCATATTTCTGGTATTTTGGAAGACCTTCTGAAACAACATCAGCCGCCTCTCCTTTAGTCATAGTAGGATTATTAGACATTAGTTCTTCAATACGAGTTGAAAATGACCTTATAGCCACTGTAGATTTTGGGTTGTTTTCAGCATAAGCCTTTATATTCCACTGTAGGTTGTTGATCTCGTCAAATATAGGGCTGTTGTCTTTTAACTGGTGGTATTCCATCAAGACTGGCGCAATGATACTGCCTGTAAAAGTCCCATCTCCATATTTGTTCATCTGCCCAGTAAAAGCATTTTTACCTAATTTTGAATATGGTTTAGATATACCTTTTCCAGTAAGATTGCCCTGAGTAACTCCATGCGCCACCTCATGTAAAAGAGATTTTATGGCTTCAATTTCTGTAACTCTTTTTAGCTTTTTAGTTTCTTTATTTAAACCCTTTGAGGCATTTGGAACCATAGTAAATATTGTACCGCCAGCACCACCTTTGTTATTATAGTCACTAAAGAAAGCCTGTGTAGTTGGCTTGATTGTACCATAACGAAACTTAGCATCCTCTCGCATCCTACTTATACTTTTAAAAAGGTTGACTTGTAGGCCTAGCTTCTTAGCCGCGTCTAGTGCTGAAGCCCAGTCTTGGATACCATTTTCATACTTTGTACCTTTCTTGCCAATTTCAATTAAGGCTTCGGCTTCTGGTAATTCTGCTTTTACTTCAGCTGGTGAGGGTGGTTTAGTTACTACTGGTTCTGGTGTTCCAAGTACCCCTTGTCCTCCGCCATCTCCCACGTTGGGTTCTTGCTGAGTTCCTCCGCCAGTCTCTTTTGGATTTGGGGGGTTAGTGGGTGTTGGTTCCAAGACAGGAGGTGTCGGTGATACCGATGTAGGTGGTGATCCTGTTGTTCCTGTATCGCCATTTGGTTTATCAACTCCTGTGTTTATAGCCGCTTGTTGTGAAACGACACGGGTATGATACGGCATTAGGTACTTATCTGCAAGTTTTTCGTTAGAAAGGTTCTTTCTTGCACGATCAACAAGTGACTGTGATGCTGTCTTAGGGTCTTTTCCAAGACTTAGCTGATATTCACTTAATGAGTTGTTAAGAACTAGCCTATCACTGTCAGAAACAGCTTTATCTTTATCTAGCTTATCAATCAGGTTCTGCACAAACTGTCTATTGTCATCAATCCCTTGTTGAACCTCTGGACTACGCTGTGGTGGTGCAGGGGGTGTAGGTGAAGCTGGTGACGTAGGTGCGGCTGGATCAATTTTTGGAAACTTAAAGCCACCTTTAATTACACCGACAGTATAAGACAATGTTTGGTCGCTGTCTGGCATCTTGCCAGTCTTTAGGTGTGATTTGTAAGCATTTAGTGCCCTGCGAACATCAGCATCTGCACCTTTTGCAAGACGTCTATTAATGACACGCATGATTTCAGCATCTATCTGTGCTGGTGTCATGTCTCCAAGATTACCAACCTCACGTAAGCCTTCAAATGCTATCCCTCTAGGGGACGTTGGATTAGGGTGTAAGCCCTCTTCATACATTTTGACAAACAAGGCTTGCTTTCCTGCATCTGCTTTAGCTTTTGCGGTAGCTATCTTAGCGTTGTTTGCCGCTGTCTGGGCATTTTTTAGACGCTTTGTCCTGCCTTCAACAGTAATTCCAACAGGTGTAGACATACCAGTAGACTTTTTGTTCTTTTTAACAAAGCGGTTCACTTTAGACCTACGGCCTGTGACTGCATCAATTGCACGTCCACCAGCAACTAAAGGTACTTGTGTTAATAAAGATGAACCACCTGTTCCAGCAATAGCACCTAAGTTTAACATAGTGCCTATTGATCTTGCAGGATCGTATGATTTACCAATTTGTGGTATTGGGTTGAAGTTGTCAGTAAACTTTGAAAAGCCACCTTTAAGACCAGCGGCATATAGTTCTGTAACAACATTTGATTTATAAAGTGACTGAACAAGCTGTTGGCCTTCTAATGCCTTGCCTACAGTGTCTTTTATAAATTTAATGTCTTCATTAGAAACTACAGTACCTACTTTGGTATTGGCGTTTTTAATTGCTTGGTTAAATCTTTCTAAGGTTGCAGTATCTGCACCTTTAAGAACTTCTTTTCGAAGGATTTTTGCGGCAGTGTTTATATCAGTAGTATTCTTTGATCTAGCTGTGTCTAAGGCAGTGTTTGCACCCTTTTTTGATGTGGGATCAATGTTTTTTAGGTTAAGACCCTCATCACTAGCAATTTCATTTAGCATCCTAGCAACATCGCCAGCCGCTTGGTCAACTTCTGGATCAAGTTCTTGGCGTGGTTTGAAGACAACTTCACCAGTCTTACTAACTGTAGATATAGCTGTGTTTACACCGCCAGCAGATGCTCCACCAATGATGCCTTCACCAACTGCTTGTCTTGGGTCAATATTAAGACCAGCTTCAGTGTTTACTGATGTACCTGTCTGCTCAACGACACTCTGTAAAGACTCTGTGCCAAACTCTTTGAGGGCTGTTGCAAAAACCTTACCACTACCTAGTCCCAAAGAGTCCAGAAGTGCTATTCCAGCGGTTGTAGTCGAAGCATACAAGAAGTCATCTTTGTTAGGCTTTTCTCTACCTTGGTTTCTTGCGCGTTCTTCTGCAATACCGCCAAGATGCTGTACGGCACTGACAACAACAGGTGCGGCTATACCACCTATGAGTGACCCTGCTGGGCTAAACATAGACCCAACAGCCGCGCCACCAACCCTTGCTAACTGCTGACCAGCAAACTGTGCACCTTGCTCTAATGCCGCTTTTGGTAAGTACCTGTATGCGTAGGAGCCATCTTCATCACCTTCAATAAACTTAGCAGATGCTGACTCATAGCCTTCTGGGGCTTCAGTTAAGTTTGTTAGAAACTCACCAGTCTTTTCAGCACCCAATACTCTAGCAGTTGTACCCATAGCATCCAAAGGTGCGTCTACACCCTGCAATAAAGCCTCTTTAAAACCACCTGTAGGGCTGTTGATACCAGTGTTATTACTGTTATCAACTGATGCTGGCTGTTCTTGTCCAGTATCTCCTAAGTGTTCCTTTAAAGCCGCTAATGCGCCTTCCTGTGTTTCACCTGTGATGTCATATACTTTACCATCTGGTGCGGTAATCTCGAATGTTGGCATATCTGTACCTATTATTTCTGTTTAGTTACTATTGAATAGCCTCCAACCACAGCTGGCTTAGACTTGTCAGTTACAGGCTCTGGAACATCGACACCTTGCATTCTGTACCACTCGCGTTGTTGTGCTTCTACAGCGGCAACAGCTTTCTTGTATTGTACTTCTATTGCATTTAGGTTCTTAACAAACTGTGCTCTTGATGAAGACTGTTTTAATGAACCTAGTGATTTTCTTAATAGTGCAAGTTCTATGTTTGAAACCTGACCTAAAGCACCACCAGTTGGTGAATCATCACGCATCTTTTGTAGCCTGTCAAACCCGATAGATGCTTCAATTGTATCAATAGCGTTTGCTGTATCATGTGCATCTGTACCAGCTACGTGAGACATAGCATAACCAAAGAGACCAGTATTGTTGTCAAATGGGTTAAATGCACTTTCGTTTGCTAACCTACCTTTGATGTCAGTAATGGCAGTCAATGCGGCCTGTTTATAGACAGCACTAGGCATACCCATTGCTTTCTTATTTTTGTCAGCCTTGTCTTTTTGTGCTTGTATTCTGGCTTCAGCAAGTCTTGTTGCCTCTGCTTTGTTGAATGCGTCAGTCTCTGCCTGTCTGTTAGCATCTTTAATGTTACCAAACTCGTCTGTTGCGGCTTTCATTGCACCAGAGAAACCTTGAGATGACCCACCAACAATAGCACCACCGATACGCATAAGTGCTTCGTTCCTGTTGATCTTACCAAAAGGCATAGCAGAACCACGGGCGTTTGCAGACACTGCGCTACCTTTGCGATCATTAGAGGATGTAGTATCAGTGTTTAAGATGCCGTTACCTTTAGGTTTAGTCCCGTCTTTGGTATTCAATACGCCCTCTGGTACATCTGTCTGTGGTATTTCCATGTAAGGGTCAAGACGAGCACCTACAGGCATCTCAGAGTCTGGCATAATGGAGCCATTTGGCATTCTATGGTGTCCATCTGGAGTGGGTGTGTATGGGTATAGGTTCTCTCCAGCTACCATGTCATCTATAGGATCATCCTGTTTTACATTAGGTATGTCCATGTAGGGGTCTAAACGTGCGCCTGTAGGCATTGGTGACGTAAAATCAGCAAGCAACGGAGGCTCTTCAACTTTATCTAGCTGTCCAAAATCATTTTCTTCTGGGTTGTTGTAAAGAACAGGTTCAGTGTACGCAGACGGGACTTTATTACCATCATCGAAAAGAGTAGTGGTAGGGTCTTTCTGTGCCCGACTTACTGCGGCAAGAGACTTAGCACGTTGGTCTAGTGCATAATCTTCACCAAACTCTTCAGCGTCTTTTTTTTGTTGGTCTATAACTTCGCCGCGAGTTGGGTCACTAAGTATACCTTTTAAGAAATTATTTCTTCGAGGTGCTTCTAACTCTTCAAGTGCCGTCATTTCAGGGTCTTTGGCTACTTCTAAAAAAGAGTTTGCCATATACACAAGTGTCTTTGGGTCGTTCTTGTATTTTTCGTATATTTCTGGATTAGTAATTTTTAAGCTGTCAATGTTTTGTTGTATAACGCTGTTTGAGTTACCTGTATTTAACACTGGAGGCATCGGTGGACTATAGTTAGGGTAGCTTTGTGATAGAACTGGTTGTCTCATTATAATCCTCCTTTATCTCATGTGTGGGTTTGCTGTTGCACCTACAGTTGGCCTATAGAATGATGTTTGCGGTGTTTGCTGTGGGAAATACTCTTGCTGAAAACCAAAGCCAGCCATACCACCACCTAGTGCGGCGGCATACGGATTATTCATGTTAGCTTGTACGCCATTACCAGACGAGTTTGGAGCCTTACCCAAGATACCTGATTGATAGCCTTTACGCTGATTCATCTCAAAGTCACGTTGGTCTTCAAATCGTTGCCTCTGGTCATTAAGGTTTGCTTGGTTGTAACCTTGTAAACTGTTACCAGCGTTCATACCGAAGTTAGCACCTTGTCCTAGAGTATTCATACCAACACCGTAAGCACTTTGGATGCTTTGGTTTGCCTGTCCAGCACCTTGCAATGCAGAACCTTGGTCACGGAACTGTTGTGCCTGTTGGCCTAGACTACGGTCAATAAGACTATTCTGGATGTTTGTAGCTACATCAGCACGTCTGTCGTCATATGCTCGGTTAGCTACTGCTTCCGCTACACCAGCGCGACTAGAGTTCATGTTACCAGAACCCATTGCCGCCATGTCTATGCCAGTCAAAGTGTTCTCTTGTAGGTTACGACGGTCATCACGCATTGCGGCGTCTACTAGACCACCAGAGTTTGCTGATGCGTAGTTCATAGCGTTGCCAAGGCGGTCTTGCTGTGCCGCTTCTGACATCCCTTGATACTGTCCGTACAATGAGTTGGCGTTGTTGCCAAAGCCAGCTGTATTGCCCATCATGGCATTACCACTGTTCATCATATTAGTACCATAGCCGCCCATAGTATTAGCTGTGCCTGTCTGGAACTGGTTAGGTGCGGCGTATGTTTGTCCTTGGTAGGCTCCAGTGTTTAAGACACCACCTAACGCACCTTCAGAACCAGATAAGTTATTATCCACGTATGGTTTGTATTGGTTAAACGCCGCCATCTTTGCGGCATTTGCTTTGTCCATAGATTTTGATTGCATCTTTGAGCCAAGTAAGCTGGCTCCAGCACCTATAATTGCGCCCCACATATAATATTCCTTTTATTTTATACAGCTATCCACGCTGTGCCGTTGTAGACAACAAGTTTAGATACGCCTGATCCTATTGGTTCCCAAGGTGATACGGCATAACGCACCATGCCCTTTCTTGGGTTGGTAGGTTCTCTGTCGGTTACTTGGATACTTGCGTCTGCTAATGATTTTATAGACGCTTCGATTTCTCTGAGTTCCTCTTGCAAATAGTTTGCTAAGAACTCTGGAGATAGTGTTGGTGCTTGGCGTCTAACGTAAGTAGACACCAGCATATTAATCTTATCTGAGATAGCCATATTGTTATCTCCTACCAGTCACAGTGATCTCGACATCCATACCTGTAAAGTTGAAGTCCTTGTCTACTCCAGCTGTCATTTTGTACGACAAGTATCTGCCAGCCATACGGGTATCCACTTTGTAGTTGTATAGGGCATCAAAACTTACATCAGACCCATAGTTAGGGGTGGCGTGTGGTAAATCTGCGGCTCCAAAAGTAAAGACAAAGCTACCTTCTGAACTGTCTGTAGAAATCTGTGGTGTAATCTTAGATATAATCTTATAGCCAGTCAGGGGTATACCTTGGTCATCAAGGTCAAGACCTACGCGTTCAAGGAAGAACGGCTTGGATACATCTGTGTCTATAGATTGCGACAGTGATCCTTTTTCAATCAAGTCGATACCGTAGACTTTACTGTTGGCTACTCCATCTCCAGCTTTTGCTAGAACAAGTGGATGCCTTTGGTATGGGCTTTCTTGGGTGTGGTACGATCCACCTATGTTGTCGTAGGTAGTCGTTGCATCTGCGTATGTAGACACAGAGTTTACGTTGGCTTGTGCCCCTGCAACTACGTTAGGTAAATCATAGAATGACCATATGTCTTCTTTGTAGTTGTAGACAGCGGCTCGGTTACATGCGTCACCCTCTGCATAGACAGCCATATCGTCACCCGTGTGGTAACAGAAGTATAACTCTTCAAGCAGGGAGTTATGTAAGACAAAACACTGTTCAGTCTTTGAGTTGTCTAGGCCGTTGAAGATATACTCACGGATTCTACCGTCACATATAGACTGTCTGGTGTTACCATCAGTCACGTATATGTCATCTCTATCGAAGACATAGTGTTTACCTTCAACCTCTTGGATGCAGTTCTGGTTGATTACCCCAGCATCGTCGAATAGTTTTCTAAAGTTAAAGATAAAAGCACCACCGACAAACTCCATCATCCACACTTGGTCTTGTGAGTAGACAAGGAAGTTGGAGCCTAAAGTAGCACCATCAACTATGGGGGTCTTCATTTGCACTAGGTCATTGAATCCAGCACTGTTGGTAAGGTCTGAGGCATCCCATGTACTAGGGACTTGGTTAGCTAACACGGGGTCACTAAAGCGAACCCTGTTAGGGAAGTCCGTACCACTCTCTACTGTGCCTAGTGCAAGTAAGAAGTCACCATATGATCTCATGGCTGTCGTGGTTACGCCACTAGGCCAGTTGGTCAATGCAGTAAAGTTAGTTGCGCTGGGTACTCTATGTACTGGCACAGTGTTTGATCTGTTGATATACTGAACGTCTGCAAGTATTGTAGCTGTCACGGGTGTAATAGGGGATGCAGACAAAGAACTGTTGAACTTCTGTGCTAGGACGCCATTAGACATCTCATAGATGTCGAAGGTATCATCCACCACTATGACTGTATCAAAACCCGTGAGGGCATCAATGCCGTATATGAACTTAGGAGTAATTGATAGGTTGCCTGAGATGCTCCTGTAAATTGGTGCTCTAGTTACCTTGGCTTCATTGAACCTGACGTTCTTGGCTCTGGTGTAGGCATTGATGGGTAGGCTGTATGGGTCAATGTCTGTAATGACACCAACAGACCCAAGCCCACGTATTGGGAGGTTAGTCATGGGCTACTTACTCCGTTCTTATGTTTTCATTATGTATGCTAGGGCATAGTAAGGGGGAACTGTGTCTACAGTTGCCGTATGGTTGTGGTTGCCCTGTGTGGATATACTGTGGGTATGGGAGAAAGACCTGTCGCCACTAACATGCTTTATGCTTTCTAGTGTCTCATTTATCTCATTAGCTCCTGTACCAGCGATTAGTCTGCCTGATACTGACGTCCCAAAATTTGACCCACTGTTACCCCAACCATCTCTAGGTATTGTAACTGCTGTTGAACCAGTGTTACCGCCGTGGTTATGACCGCCAGCACTGTTAGTTGTTATAGAGTCTGTAGTAGAACCACCAGTAGCGTTGACACCATAGGATGAACCAGCACCCACCACAAACCGATTACGAAGGTCTGGGGTACTGTTGGAACCATTACATAAGACCCAACCAGAAGGGATCGCTGAGACTGCCCCAGACCACATTATGATACCACCAGTAGGCACTGCCGCACCTCCAGCTAGGGTATTCATCTGTGCTGTCGTGGCAGTCAATCCGTCTAGCTTATTGATCTCTGATGTAGACGCTGTGACACCATCGAGAACATTGAGTTCTGTGTGTGATGCCGTGATTGCTCCAGTGACGTTCGGTAACGTGGAAAGAAGGGTGCTCTTGATTAATCGTAAGTGGTCGTCAGCTTGCGCCAAGCCGTCTGTGGAGGCTGGGTTTGAGGAGACTAGGGAGTTAATGTATGTGCCTGTTTCAAGTGCCATATCTAGGGTTCCTGACTATTGAGTAGCGGTGCTACGGGGCTAGCTATGCTAGTGTTTCTGGGGATGGCTCTTGTTTCGAAGGCCGAACAACAACAACAACAAGAACAACCTTTAGCCTTCTTTTTGAAATTGATGTTATTTTAAGGGTACGGGGGGTCTAATTTCCTGTGAACCTATAAAAAACTAGGGTGTATCTTGTGTAACCTGTTGTTTTCTATGGATAAGCAGGGTGCAAGGATGATGTATCCCTCGTCGACTGCCAGTATAAATAGGAAAGACAAACGATAGACATTAGACATTGATGGGATTTTTATCTGGTTGTGCCATATATGCTTTTAAGCAAACATTGGGACATCCTCAGTCAACCCAAGACAACACAGGTAATCATCCTTCCCTGGTCAACACAAGGACAAGTGCCTGGTCAACATCAGGATAACTCCAGACACTATAGACATCTACCATCATCCTCATCTATGACAATCAATAGAGAGACAATCAGTCTATAGTCATCCTTAGTATCTATAGTCATCTATAGTCGTCCTAGTCTATGGTTTCTTTATTGTTTGTCAGGTAGAGGATGCTCCTTAGTCATCTATAGTCATCTATAGTCATCTATAGTCATCTATAGTGTCTCGGCCTTGGGATCATCAGTCACTCAAGGGAAGTCTGAGGGAGCTGTAGTTCAACCAAGGCCTTCACTAGCCTTATAGTCTGGCTTGTGGTCTCTATCGTCGGTGTTCTTGTGTCTTTCTGTCTTAAAGGGTGACACAAGTATTCCTTCAGTAATTAATTGCCATATATGCATTGACGGGGGACGTATCTTTTGATATTCCTTGGGTACACTGAAGGCATTTGCCCGACGACTAAAGATGGGCGACAGGCCGCAAGGTGTGGCAGGGGACTGTAACTCCCTCCACCAAAGCGGATCAGATCGCAAGACCAGAGCCAACAACAGGCCGAGGGATTAGTCAGACAGCAAGTGACCTTCTTAACCAAAGAAGGAACTAAAGAATGACAAATGAAACTAAATTCTCGCTAACATCCTCTTACATGAGTGACATACAGATACAGAACATGGCAGAGGTTGCTATTGTATCTTATGAGTTCACCGCAAGCTGGGCGGTTGCTTATACAGCCGCTTTAGAATTTGCGGCTGACGAATGGCACACAAAAGCAACCCCATCACAAGTAATGGCGGCTGTTAGCCTTGCCAAGACTGGCTGGGAAGGCATCCGCTCTAGTGTAAAGACCTCTTTAATGGGGGCGAACCAATGAGCACTAGCGAAATCAAAAGCAACATCATCAGAGACCTACAGGGCATAGATCAGGCCGTTGATAGCCATGTACTTGTAATGGCTGGGGACAACCACACAATCAGAATGTTCTCTTGCTGGCTCGATGGGTCTTACTTAGGTGAAGACCACTACAGACAGAACCTAAAGCGAATAGGTGAGTGTTTAGACAGCCGCAAGAAACTACGCTCATTCGTTATCGAACAGTTTACTAAGTACATTGCACACGATGCACAGTGTTCATATGGATATGCTCAGAAAGTTATCGTTGATTATTTAGGAACTGAACTACTCCACAACCTTAACTCTGAATTGATTGACTATGTTACAGAGTTTTATGATGCACATGTGGGAGAAGTAGCATGAGCAACCCAACACAGCTTACAGCAAACCAAACAGCCGCAATGATAACACTTGTCAAAGCTGGCATGAGCAACACTGGTGCTAAGTGTATCAACGACATGATGGACGACCCAATGCCAGTAGTACAAGCAAGTGATCTTGTAGAAGCTGGCTGGTCACAGAAGCAAGCCGAAGGTACATTTGGTTCACTTGTTGCCAGTGGTCATATCTTCCATGACGAAGGCGGTAATGCCGCCAATGATCTTTATATTCTCGAAGGTGAAGAGGAAGAGTTTGACAACCTTCGTGAGTTCTTTGTTGAAGAGGTGACACCATGAGACATCTAATCAACCGCATGTTAACTCCAGACGCCCTAGCATCATTCGCTTTGTTGTCTGGCATCATCCTCACAGTTCTAGCAGTCATATACGGCTACGGCAGTTACTGAGCCTACTTGTGTCGCCATGCTTCGGCGTGGCGCATCAAGTGGACTTAGCCACTGAACAACTGAAGGAACAGAAGAATGGCAAAATATGTAGTAATAGCAAACCTAACAATTGCTGATCAAACAAAATTGGGCTTTGAATTTAAGTCTAAAATTGTGTCTAATTATTGGAACCCATCGACAAAAGATAATCCTAATAAACCTCTAATTCCGCTTTATGGTAATGAGCCAAAATTGTTTGACAACATTACTTCTGCTGACGCATTCGCAGAAAGATTGCGTAGGTATAGATTTGATGGTCAGCAAATTACAGTGGCTTGGTTTGAAGCTGTTGAATACACTGTTTCATTTGAAGAGGTGGCGGCATGAGACTTTACACAAGCCCCAAGGGCGAATGGTCAGGAACACAGGCAGACGCAAAGAAGCTAGGGGCATTCGTTGAGGCTGATGTTCCCACATCTAAGGCTGATCTGCTGGCTTTCTTAAATGACCACAGCGTCATGATTAATAAGCTAAAGGAGCTAGGCTACGAAGCACCACAGCCAACCACAGCACCAGTCCAACCGAAGGAACTCAAAGGCGGTTCTTGGGACGAGTACAACGCCATTCGCAACCATTTGGAAACGTGCGATGCCAAAGCATTAAACACGGCTCTCACCATCATCACTGGACGCCTTGGCGACCTACTTGAGAAGGCCAGCTGATTGCATCAGTTAGCCCAGCGTCAAGGCGTTGGGTTTGCTCATGCAATCAAGCATGAACTAGCGAAGCTAGAACTAAAGAAGGAACAAAAGAATGATTACTAATTATACCCCACAGTCAACAATCGAAGCCATGCAAGTCGCCTTGTTCCGCAGTCTAACCGCCAGATCAATAGACAGGGCACAGGCCGCCGCTACACTAGCACAATCAATGGCAAGCAACCTGACACAACAGGAACTAGAGCAAGCTAAGGCTGGAGCTATAGACATGGCAGTCCGTGAGCAACAAGGGAGAAAGTCCAATGGGTGAAGTAATACAAATGAATGCTGATTATGTACTAGGGATGCAGTCAGCAAGGGAAGCAGTAGCGTCAGGCGACATCTACTGTCTTGAAAGTGCGCTAATGCTTTACGAGCAAGACCCAGCGGACAGTGAGTTTCAAAGGGGACACCACAGGGCACTTATAAACCTACATCAGCAAGGGAGAAAGTCCAATGACCTTTCTTGAGTTAGTCCACATGGACGCAAAGCTAATCTGGGACGGGGAAGCCCACCGAGCCCGAAGCATCACCAAAGCCGAGCGATTTTCCTCTTTCTCTGATTATGACACTAGAGCCATAAGCGACTTTAAGCCTAGCCATATACACCGCTTCTTTGACAGTCTTGCGGAGCAGGGGTTGTCCAATAATACAATAAATCACTATGGGGCTATGATAGTTAAGGTGTTCTCTCATGCAGTCTCTGAAGAGCACATTAGCCATGTACCCAAGTTCAAGTATCGCAAGGTCAAAGGCAACAAAAGACCATTGTACTTTACAAAGTCTCAAATAGATTTAATGTCGTCCTACTTTCGAAACAGTGCTGACTTCAGAGACTTAGAGTTCTACTTGATTATTGGCATTCACACTGGGATGCGAATAGGGGAGATCAGAAGCATAAACGAAAGCACATTAGTTATTGATGAAACTGGCGGTTACTCAGTTTATTTAGCTGACACTAAAAACGGCGATAGTCGTACTGTGCCTATCAATGACGAAGCCCTAAGAGCCATTAGGAAACTAGGAACTGATGTTTCAAAGAACTGGAACAGCAAGTTGTTTTATCGGGGGTGGAAGCACATGAGAAGGGCAGTGCTTAATGATGACAGCCGTTACACGTTTCATACGACTAGACATACCTGTGCAACCACGCTGGCTAACAGTGGGGCTTATAACACGGACATCATCGGAAAGTTTTTAGGACACCGAGACCTAAACACGACCCGTAAATACATCAAGACTGCACCAGAGACCTTGAGGTCTATGGCAGAACTAATGAGAGGAGAGAGAAGCAAAACTATTACACCACTACAAGCCAAGCAGACTGACCTGTTTGGACTGGAAATTTAAAAGGGAAGTAAAGTAACAATGACAAATAAAGTAAACAATGTGAGCATTGTAAGAAAGATTAATATGTGGTCTGAAAACACAGCCGCTCAAGAGGGAAACAGTAGCAGTAGCAATGGTTTCTTTGGAATTCGTATGTCTAGCTGGGGAAATCCACAGACTGCCCCACCTGTTAAAGTAGGGGGAGCCAACACATGAGCAACGATAGCAACACACAGGCAAACCCTATCTCAGAAGCCTACAACGAGACCATGAAACAAGATGGCAAACGTAAGTTTAACGAGAAGTATCAACAGGCAGAAAACGTAACAGAGCAAGCACCAGAATATAGCCAACTAAAGCAAGTCTTAGACTTAGTGGCTGATGGTTTATCCAAAGACATCGAGGAAGCCAGAAGAGGCAAAGGACGCCGCCCAACGTGGCTAAACGACCTTATGCACCTTGACCCTAGACAGCTGGCACTCATTGGTCTCCAGAGTTGCTACAATGCAGTCTTGAAAGACAGTACGCTCAGTAGTGTAACTCAAGAAATAGGCAGTCTTATAGATCGTGAATGTTTAGCGTTGGAGTTGCTTCATAGCGATGATGAGGAAGCCAACAGGAACAACAGACAAATAGTAAAGATGGTGTCTGAAGCCCACACGTCAGCACATGTCAGGCTGAAGGCTCTCAGGAACATAGCGTCTAAGAATGGCACCAAGTCTATATACTTTGGCATCGAAGAGAAAAAGGGTGATCGCAAGATGCACATGAAGCGGAAGACAGCCAACGCCGCTCCAGTCATCTCAGCAATCTTTCAGTATTGTCATGTCTTCCAAAAGGACACTCAGTACACCACTCCAAAAAACAGTATCACTCGTTTGTCTTTTACTCAGGAAGCCCAGCGCGAAATTGAGAGAAGCAAAGAGTATCTCCAATGGTCACAACCGCTTCTAAAGCCTATACCAATGGACACACCGAACCCTTGGCAGGGCTTCCATACAGGGGCTTATAAGGACTGGAGACTAGCAGAGGTTGTCAAACTCGTTAGAGGGGCTTCCAGCAAGCAGATTGAGGCCATAGAACACAGTTTCAAGGGTGAAACTCCAGAACACTTTAGAGCACTCAATGCACTGCAAGAAACGAGGCTGTGTATCAACGAGGAAATGCTTGAAGTTGTCGAGTGGTGCTGGGAGACCAGACAGTCATTCGGTAAGTTTCCAAAGCGAGATAAACCTGAGTTTCCGAGGCTTCCAGAGGATCACATGACAATGGATCAGGAGCTGAAGAAAGCCATTAAAGAAGACCAGCGTGAATGGCGAAACACTGACCGCAGGGTAAAGGGTGCTGAAGCTGTCATGAAGCAAGACCTTCAGATTGCTAATGAACTTGCAGTCCATGATTACTTTACGATCCCATGGGCATGTGATTTCAGAGGCCGCTTCAACATGGTTCCGTCTTTCAACTACCACAGAGACGACCACATTAAGTCACTCTTTCAGTTTCAGAGAGGCCGTGTTGTCGATGGGCAAAACATTAGATGGCTAAAGATACACATTGCTAATTGCTCTGGCTTTGAGAAGATCGACAAAGCACCTCTTGATGGACGTGTGGCATGGTTTGACAAGAATGAGGGTGTACTCTTGGACATGGCTAAAGACTACAAGAACAGTCTGGGTCAATGGTCAGGTGCGGATTCTCCTTTTCAAATGCTCGCGGCTATCTTTGAGTATTCCAGATACCTTGATGAAGGTGATGATTTTGTTGGCTTTATACCAATTTCACTTGATGGGACTAATAGTGGTGTTCAGCATTACAGTCTTTTGACACGTAGTGAAGAGGGTGCTTTGGTAAACTTAGTTCCACAAGACACAATGGCTGACCTTTACCAAACTGTTGCTGACAAAGTTACACAAAGGCTTGTTGTTGATTTAGACGACCCTAGTGCCTTTGGTAGCAATGAGATCACCAAGGCTGAACTGGCGCGTATTTGGCTAGACTTTGGTATTACCAGAGGAAATCAGAAGAGGGCTTGCATGACCTACCCATATTCATCGGTTGTCGCTGGAATGACTGGTCAATACATGGAAGACGTTATGAAGCCTTTGCAACGATCTGTGTCTTATGGTGAACTAAAGGAACACCCGATTGCTAGGACAAATAAAGAGCGAAAGGTTGCGTCACGTTACCTTGCTGGTCACAGCTACGACAGCATTGTGGAGACCTTGCCTAAAGCGGCTGAAGCTATGAAGTGGATACAGTCGTGCACCAATGTTATCAGCAAGCAAAACAAGCTGGTCAACTGGACTTCGCCTAGTGGGTTTAGGGTCTTCCATAACTATCTAAAGAGGGACAGGGTAGAGACTAAGATATTCTTGTTTGATACAGCTGTAGGCGAGAGAACTAGGTCTAAGGTCTCCTTATCGCTAGATACAGGTAAGGTGGATGTCAGGAAGAACACAGCATCTGTAGCGGCTAACCTCATACACTCGCTTGACGCCTCTGGCATGGCTAAAACTATAGTCAAACTGCTAGACGCTGGAGCGACTAATGACTTCTTTATGATCCACGATAGCTTTGCAATCTCTGGCGATGTAGACGACCTCTACTACGGTGTCCGTGAAGCCCACATTGAGATGTATGATGCTGAGAACCTGTTGCTAAAGTGGCAAGAGGAACTGAGGCAACAGCTGGATCATCCGTTCGACTTTGAGAGGTCTGAAGTCAATCCAATGCCCGAAATGGGAAACCTAAACCTACAGCTAATAAGGGACAGTCAATTCTGCTTTAGTTAATACTTATGTCACCCTTCAGAAGCCCCTAGAGTTACCTCCCTGTTACTAAGGACTCTAGGGACTTCTCCTCCTCCTAAACTTAAAGCCATCCATAGATTCTATGGGTGGCTTTTTAACATTAGAAAGACAAAAGTATGCCTAAGAAACCAAAGATAAACTTTCAGACTCCTGTAGGAGTTGCTAAGTATCCACACTTGAACAAACCAGACACAGCCTTTGACTCTGAAGGTAAATACAAAGCAGAACTATTAGTGTCTCAAGATGAAGCCAAGCCTCTTATTAAGTTGATAGAGGATGCGGCTAAAGAAGAACATGGGTCAGCTAATTATAGAGTTCCCTATCAGACAGATGAAGAGACTGGGGAAGTAGCTTTTAAACTACAGTCTAAGTATCAACCGAAATTCTACGATACAGCTGGTCAACTAGTGCCAGAAGGTAAAGAACCAAGGATAGGCGGTGGTAGCCGATTGAGACTTAAAGGCTACCTAAATGTCTATAAGGTATCTGGTCAGGCTGGTGTGTCTATACAGCTTACGTCCTGTCAAATAGTTGAAGCAATGCAAGGCATGAATGGAGCTGGCTTTGATGCTCTTGAAGAGGGTGGGTTTACTATAGACACATCAGCAATTGATGCACCTTTTGAAGCAATAGAAAACTCTGATAACTTTGACTTCTAATCATAGATACCGAGGTATCAAAGAAGGCTACAGGTCTGGTCTTGAGGCTATAATTGCTGAAGAACTAAGGCGACTAGGTATACCATTTACCTACGAGAGCCAAAAGCTGACCTACACCATCCCTAGTCGAACCGCCAAGTACACCCCAGACTTCATTCTCCCGAAGGCTGGTGGTGTCTGGTTCTTAGAGACTAAGGGGCGATGGGTCACAGCTGATCGACAGAAACATGTGTTAATCAAACAGCAACTACCTCAGATTGATCTTAGGTTCTTATTTAGTAATGCAAATGCCAAGTTGTATAAAGGGTCTAAGACTTCTTATGCAGACTTTTGCACAAAGAATGGGTTCGCATGGGCACACAAGCGGATACCAGATGAGTGGATTGAAGAGTGTCATTTAGGCATGAAGCAAGCCAAATAAAGAGAGCA